CGGAACTCAGGGGTTTTGAAGCCCCCCCCAGGCATGAAGCCGAGGGAATTCCACGCTCACTACGCAATTAGGGTGATAAATCCTAGCGTAGAGGCGCCCATCGATACTTGTATGCAACGCGCTTCGACAGCGCGTCCCATCCGAGCTTAGATTCGCGCCGCGGGTTAACCACAGCACGAAAGACCTGACTCCAGCGGTCCGTAGGGTACAATTGTCCCTTTGGAACTAGCCCCAGATAGCGATACTCCCTTCTTTGATAAGAAGGTTTCTTCGGATCATCCGAAGAATGTATCCTCGAGGCTAGATGTCGATTGTCGGGTTGATATACGTCCAAGACGCAGGCTAACTGCCCGTATTCTTGGCGCATATGGGTGGCCGATAAGGCAAACCCGGGGCTTAATATCTTAGGAGTGTTAAAACTCGTCAGATCCACTTCCCCAAAATCAGTACCGTATGTCCTTTCTGGAACATTCGGATACCAATCGTGAATCAACCCTGTCAACCAGGTCGGTTGAAGATTGTGTCGCACAAATAAATTATTGTGAAACGCTATAATCTTCATTCGGGATGGAATATCATCGTCAGGGAGCGTTCGTAAACGGATAGGAGTAACATCCCATCCATTGTAGTATTCACCACCACACGACTCTCGAAAGAGTGAGTGTATAAACGACTTGTTAGTATTGACTTTGAGGCCAACACTTTCAAGTACCTGGATAGCGCGATCGGCGAAGTCCGTGCGCACGATAATATCGTCGCCGTACACATAAACGGGATTATCCCAATTAAAGGCCTCACGACCTTTGTTTAGGGCACCCGAGACCCGAATCGCTTTCGCGACTTGAGCTGTGCAGGTTGCTGCTGTTAGTAGTGACCAAATAGTAAGGGCCATAACGGGAAAGCACATTGCTGATCCCATCGGAGCATGCTTACTAAGCTCAATAAATGTACCGTTTGGTAGCATAGTTTTCGAACACCGACAAGCCTCAAGTGCTTTCACCCAATTACTGGGAAATAAGCATCTAACGAGACCCATCGAGACGCGATCACTTGCATCTTTCAGGTCTAGCGATGAATCTCTGCGGCTAATCGAACCGCAGAACGCTAGGTATTTATTGATAGACTGATCCGTGAAATTCACGAGACCTTTGGTGAGGGAATGTTCTTCCGCACAAGTTACCAACTTGGGCAAAAGGCCTTGCTGTATCCACATGTTTTCTCGTGGTTCACACGAAATATTACGGGGACCTCTAGCGTCTTTAGGGACGAGTATGACCTCAGAACAAGGAATGTATGATTCCAAGGTATCTAACCACTGATGAGTGGCCTGGACACCTGGTACTTTATCCTCCCTACCCGGCATCACATCGACGAGATGCGACGGGGACAGGAAGAAGTATTCATCATACGACCAGATCTTATGAATTGCTTCAATGAATCTGGGCTTGCCGTAACGCCAGCGAACCGGCGTCGAGCAAGCGGACTTACCAGACCCGTGCTTGGGATTATTAATCTTAGTGGGATCACTCTCACTTAGAACCCTTGCGACGAGTTTGCGTGCTACATCGATAAAATAACTTATTTCACTTAATGTTAACTGACCGGTTGTTTCAATACCGTATTCAGCAAACAGAAACGAGTTAGTACCACAGCTAAAGTGGGATGGATTCTTCAGAAACCAGTGTAAGTTACACGGGCCTGAATCGTCATCATCTTCCGAGTGGAAGTTGATTCCCTTGGCTTGGTACGTTGCGATGTCATCGAGCATGCGGCCCCATCGGGCGACCTCGAACTCCGTTCTCACGTAGTTCGCTAAACAGGTCGCCTCTGAGGCTTTAGTATGTCCACCCTCAATCTTGCCGAAAACAGCCAAAAGCTGATTTAAGCAAGAGACAGCATCCACATTAACAACATCCCGCACCAATCCGTCATCTGTGAAGATGGCAGAGAATGCTAGATATAGCCATGTGGGCAGCTGAGTCCCCTTCCTCTTTTTAAAGAGATGGGCAGGTATTACGAACAGGCCTGTTTCAAGGCCCGACAATAATGCTGTACGTAGGGAAGTTAATCCCCTTGCGTAGAATTCAGCGCCTTCGTTAACCAATCGTTTGTCAAAACCGTTAAGGTCTTGATCAACGACGAATTGTTTGTTGCGATCGCAACGAGTAAGCCCGTGCCAAATAGCACGGAGGCGATTATTGGTATCCATATTTTTAGTCGTATATTACGATTCAAACGTGAAACCATCCTTGCTGATGCTAGTACTCGTACACTATATAATGTGTTTCGCGGTCCACAATCTAGCCCTGTATGAGGACATCGATTGCCTGTCTCCTCCCCTTGCGAGGAGGAGACGTTGTGTACTCTGCCACCCGGTTGATTAGACCGTTTCATCCAGAATCAAATCTGGGAGTGTGGCATGAGCGATAATCGCTGATAGGATGAGAAGACGGGCTTTAACATCGGCCGCTGTATCACTAGGATACATGACGATATTAAAGTAATCCCGCTGGACGTGATCGATCTTTCGACCATCGGCGTCTGGGAAATTGGCGGATATATCCACCAATGTTCTTTTCACCCCTTTGCGGTCTGTCTGATATTTAAAAGACAGAGTTCTGAGGGTCAGGATGTCACCACCATCTGTGTAGATGGCGGATCCTGGTGCTGACGACCTCTTAGTAAACGCGACACCATTTAGTGTGTACGTATCGGCTAGCATAGTGCTTGATGTGTTTCTATAATGGAAGCGCAACTCGTTCATGCATTAAGGGCCACGATGGTGACCACACACGCAGATCATTTCTGTCTGTTGTTCGTGCTGGAGTTTAATACATTAGGAAGCCGCGGCATCCAAAGCGTGTTAATACTGATTTACCAAGGACGGTCCCTTCACACGAAAGGACTGAAACGAACCTTGAAAGATCATCTCCGCAACCGTACTCCATTGCCCTAAAGAGGGCAATCGAGGTCGGGGCACGAAGGGTTGGGCTATCGTCCACAAGGGACCTAATAGCTCACTACGGGTGAACGTGGTGTAGGAGAAATCCGCACGCAACGTTTCTAAGCCGCTTAGTAGTTCCACACTCGTGTAACTACTCTCGAGGGGTGCAAATTCCTCGATTACGGTCCCTGTAGTACTCATCTTCACAGATGAATAAGTGTTAAGTGTTTGAAACCACTGACTGTTCGGCGTAGTGCCGTCCAGCTGCGATAGGAAGTCCCCAATCGGAAAGAACCAATTGAGGATGAAACTCCTTGGAATCGCATCCCACACTCCTTTAAGGCCTGGCTTTAAACCCAGGCGCTCAAGGAGATACTCTTTTTCAAGAGAGTGTAGGTCGGGCAGGCTGTTTGGTACGAGTCTTCTTAACGCTGACTCGGTCCAGACTGCTTTAGTGTGTTTCGACGTAGTGATACGAGATTTGGAAAATCCCGCAGTGCTAGGCTCTGGCGTCCAATCGGACTGAGAAAACTCAGTCGCCTCAGACGCGTAAGAACCATGTACGACAAATGATGTTTCTTTCATCTGCCTCGTACGCCTGTCAATAGACCTAAGGCTCTCGTTCACTTGTGACACCATATTGATTAATGGCGCAATCGCAAACTTGTACCCTAGATGAACTCCAACGAGTGATGACAGGAAATGTGAAGGGGAGGAGACAAATTCATCAATGATGAATCGTTTTAAACTCCGTGTTCCCTTAGCACCATTTGCCCGGTCCGAGTGAAACCGCACCTCCATGAGGAAAGCGGCGATCTCACCCAGCATATGGACAATGTCCTTCAGCTCATATAGTTCAACAAGACCATCTAATTGTCTCTTGGCAAGAGACGGCACGCGCGCCCGCGCCACTAAGGTTCCGTCTGATATCGCAGAGTGCGACATCAGCAAGGGATTACTCAAGTGGTTAGCTAGCGCGCTCGCACACGTATTCTCACATGTCCCATAGGGCCATGAAGGGTTGGTGTACTTATAGACAGGCGGAGTGAACTCCACGCGCGATACATGCCTCTTGGCATGGCTTACTGCGTGATGCTCTCGATGACCACCCGACACTGAGTCGGTCATGGTTTCTCGGGATTCTCCGTTAACGATCTCCCAGCTATTCCCGTTTGCACGTGGACCGGCTGAGTAGATTCCGTATGGCGACTTCGGACTTTTAAATCCGTCCGCGCCACTACATACGGAAGAGGTAGTGTTGTAGGTAATCCCTATGGCACTACCCTTCGTTCTTGTTCTAGTTGACATGTTGTTAATGGCAGATCCCCA